AGGGCTTGACGCGCGAGGGTCACTACTGCCGCCTGTCGGCGCAGGTGCAAAGAAAGGCTTATCATCGCCACCGCCAGAAGATGCTGCAGGCGCTGCTGGTGCAGTAACACTCTGCATAAACGCATCATATTCTGGGTTTACTTGGCCTGTGATCGGGTCAAACTTAGTCATGTTCGATAGATACTGATACATGTCTGGGCGAACTTCACGCAAGCGCTCCAAGGATGACATGTACGCAGGATAAGATGTATAGCCCGTCATGCCGCCCTGTGTGACCGTTGGCATGCCGCCCATATCAAGCCCTGCTGGTGCCTGCATGCCGAACGCAGAGGCCATGCCCCCGACATTAGCTGCTGCAGCCTGCTCGTAAGGATTTACCGCAGCAACTTCTGGCCCCATGTATGGAATATAACCCATTGCTTGAATTTGCTTGGCACGCTCTAGCGCCAGCTTACCAGCTTCTTCAATGTACTCTGGTACTTTTGTCTGTTGAGTGCTTCGGCTACCCATATTAAAACTCCAAATGCATTGTTATGGAGTGAGGCTTCCAGCCTATTTTCTCCAAAGGTTTCTGCCATCCAAAACGACCATCAAACGAGGCAAATGAACAGCCCTGCAATTTTGCCCATTCTTTCACATTTTCGGTCATTTGTAAAATTTCATCCAATTCGCCGCCTGCAAGAAATACATGCAAGCACTTTGTGTGATGGTATATCACTATTTCTGTGACAATGCACCCGCGCTCTGCAGGCCATAATTGCATTTTGCCTGCGGCAATACCGTTGACTACTTCATCCCACGTATTCAGTCCGCCAGAGCGCTCAATAGCAGCCTCAAGCCAAGGTCTGCAGTGCTCTAAGATATTTATATTTTCGTGCTTAGCCAGGTAACCTCGTAATCGCAATCGTTGACGCAGGCGCTGCTGGGGCAAATGCCGTTGCCGCTGTCGCATCTAAAAACCCGCTTGTGCTATCGACGGCCCACATGGTTTCCAAATAATCGTTAGCATTTACATCAAAGATCGCGGAGCGCGACACAACTAAGACAGAGCCGTTTTGATGCAGCGCGTTCTTCATCGTTGACCCCGTAACGTCAACACCGTTTATGCGAGGCCAAAACCAGAAGTTGACTGTGCTGCTAGATGTTGATGCAATCTGCGCGGAAAAGCTAATCATGTATTGACCCGTTTCCTCAAAAACAATGCGCGAGGCAGGCGTGCCGTTTGTGATCCCATCGGCAATGCTAGAGGTGTACGTTAAAGAGTACGCTGTGTTTATGGCTGCTGCTGTCTGGTCTGCCGTCACTGCGCCAGCGTATTGACCATCCTCCAAGACGATCTGCACGAACTCGTTATTCTTGGACACGACTGGGTAGCCGTTTACCTCATCCCATAAGATGATGCCATTATCGGACGGGTTATCGTCTGCAGTCTTAAAGCCCAACTTAGACAAGTTGAGCGACAAATACTGCGTAAGCTGTCTGCCCCACTGATCAAGGCTTGCTCCGATAACTGGCAGCGTTGGGATCGGCATTACCGCTTACCCCCTTGCTGTGCATCGACACGAACAATGCCAAGTCTAAACTCTGACCCATCATCTGGCTCCACGCGCATCTTGAACTGGCGACCAGCGAAGCGCAATCCTGTCGGCGTTGCAGGGTTAAACGGGCCATGCTCTGTTTCAGCGCTGTTGGGATAGAATCTTGATTTAAACTTAACCTGCACGTCACCTTTTGTTCGCTCATCTGCAATCATTTGTGTGATATGCATGATGTTGTCGCCATTACCTAGCTGTATAGGGCCAGTTTCAGCAAACATGTTCGTCGCACCCGTACCAGAAACTTCGTGCTGATACACGTCTGTGCTGTCTAGCAAGAACGGATGACGGAATACGCCACGCGGCGCTCCCGCAGTGCGAGACAGCGACCCAATATGCCAATGGTTTTCTTTAAAGTCGTATGCAACGTACTTGTCGATCTCGCCAGTGTCGGACTGAGCGTCAGACTGATAGAACCACCAAACCTCGCCAAACTCTGAGTTGTTCCACGCCCAAGTCTTAGACTTGTTGCGATCCTGTATTTCGCCAAACACATGATCAAACACGTCACATGACACTTCTTGGACAATGTTACCGTCAAAGCGGAAGAAGCCGCGCTGGCCCATCCAGAACACGCCTGCGTCTGTGTCAACGGCGGCTGCGCGAGATATTGCACCACATGCCGTGCCGACACGCTGGAAGCCGTAAACGAAGGGAGGGCCACTATATCGCGCAGAGTGCGCATCAATGTCAGTCAGTATTAACACCTGACCGCGAGTACGAATGCCCTGCATAATCTGACCCGCTGTCTGCAATTCAATGTCGCCAGCTTGGTTTGTCGCCGCCGCAGTCCATGAGGTGTTATCTTCGATGTCGCACCACTGCACCTTTCGCGGGTTGTTACCTGCGCCTAATGCGAATATTGTGCGCTCCTCTGTAACTACCAATCCAAGGTTGCCCGTTGGCGCGTTAGAGATTTGCGCTGCCGCAGTGGATGTGTTGAGCTGCCATTCGTACATTTTGCCATCTGCGTATGATACGGCGACAAGGTACTCGCCCCAGTTGTCTAGCGACCAAGTGTTGGCCTCTGAGTAAGAACCAAACGCAGACCGCTCTGTGCCATACGTGCCATCGCCGTATGCGCCATAGCCATAACCCGTTTCAATGGTGCTATGCTCATCACCCGCCGTGAGGCCAGTTGGCGTAATGGCGTATACGTTGTTGTTTGCGGTGGCTACTTTTAATTCGTTATACGACCCACCCGCATAAAAGCGTGATCCGTCGTTAGCTTCCCAAGTGTGGAACCCGCGTATTGGATTTGTGCTAAAGCCAGTCTTGCGCTCGTTCCAGCCACCCACTGGGCGCAGCGTATTATCACGCCAGCGCACGAGTGACGCATCCTGCCACCTGCCTTGGCCCTCTAAGTCTGTGCCGTTTTTATATACGCCTGCTGGCAAGTCTATCGGTATTAACGTCATGATGGCACCGTATATGTTCCTGATGATGTAAACTCTTGCACATCGTTGCCTACTGTGAATTTAGCGTAGCCAGCGGCACCTGCGCCACCGTTTGTCAAGCTGCCATTGCCGCCCGCGCCACCAGCTCCAATGGTGACAGTAATTGATGCTGACGGAACGCCGTAAAACTGAAATTCACGTCTAGTGGCATCTCTTCCTCCAAAACCTCCGTTCCACTGAAACGTAGTTCCGCCTGACCCACCGCCAGCGCCATAAGAAGTTGCAGCGGGAGAAAAGCCACTTGTGTAATTCCCCGAACCTGAGTTCAGTCCGCCGTTTCCGCCAGCTCCATAATATGATGCCTCACCAGCCTCTGACGTAAGAGTTCCATTGCTTCCAGTAGGGCCGCCAGCTCCGCCACCTGTTGATATGCCAGTAAGCTCTACTCCGTTTGTACCGAACATATCACCTGATGCTGCAGTAAGGCCCGTGGAGCCTCCCGCAGAACCAGCAGGGTTACCGCTTGACATACTGTGTCCTGCTCCGCCGCCACCGCCGCCTATAAATTCAACGGTAAACAGCGTGGCCAATATACCATCGTAAAAATCACTCATGGCTAAGGCGCTGCCAGTATCGCCAACATTGCTATTGTTAGCAGTTACAAGCGCTGGCACAGAGTTTTGATAATATTCCGACATGCTGATAGGGTTTTCGCCACCAAACTCAGTCTGGATGTCGCTAAAGCTAATTGCGTTGCCAGATGATTGTAGCGCCATTAGATCGTTCCAAATGCTGTGATGTCACCAACTACTGTAAGGTTTCCAGAAGCGTCTAGCTTCATTTTATCTACGCCGCCCGTCGCAAAGTATAAAACGCCACCCGTTTCCGTAATTGTCCAGTTTGAGAACTCGACCTTTGGTGTCACGATTTTGGTTGTGAACGTAGGCGATGCAGTCGCCGCCTTTGCATCAAGCTGCGTCTGGATGTTAGACGTTACACCATCTGTGTAATTTAGCTCTGTCGCCGTAGCTGTTAGCGATGTTAGAATGTTTATCTGTGCAGCCGTAGCCGTAACCGCCGTACCGCTAATGCTCCAAGAGCCAGATGTTAGGTCTGGCGTAATCTCAAGATCGCCGTCCAAATAGTTGGCAACGGTATCAAGTGTGCTGTTTAAAGTTGTACCCCATGTGCCGTCAGAACCGCCGACTACGGGTTTTGTTAGCGTGATAGCCATGTGATGTCTCCTTTGCTGCTAACATACAGCAGTTTTTAGCTTTCGTCTATGTTAGTGGGCTGAGGTCAGTCCACGTATCCGTGTCTTCGGATACGTCTGTCCATATGTCAGTATCCTCAGATATGTTTGTCCAAGTGCCGCTTGCCTCTGCGACAAGTGACCATGTGTCTGTGTCTTCTGCCTGATCTGTCCAGATGTCGCCATCTTCCGCAAGGTCAATCCACTTCTCGGATAGCGACGCAAGCATTATTGATGTTGCCTGCGTAAGTAGCGCGTTACTGCTGTAAGTGACCGATGCTGCGATGATCGGCGTTGCCTCGCTAGCGCTTACTGCGCCTGTCTTTGTGCGTATGCGGCCTCCAGACACAAGTGGCGTGGACGTAGCTAGCGCAGACGCACCAGTTGGCTTAACAATCGATGGCTGTACAGATGAATGCGAGGATATTGCGTAGTCAACGTAATTGACCGCCCAGTAGTCCGCTTCAACGTACAGGCTGCGCGGCACAATGTAGGCGTCGAATGTTGCGTTAGCCCCGATTAGCGTTGTGGCTGCGGCTTGGCTTAGTGAGCCGTTTGGCCTTACACGATACCCGCCGACAAGCGTTGTGCCTGTGCTGCTAGAGCGTATACCCGCAGTGCGGATGCGAACTGAGCCAGTGACTGTAGCAGATGCTGGGTTTTGCGACACGCCTGCAGCAACGACACGGTTGCCGCCAAAGAGGGAAGTGACTTCCGCCTCTGACAGCATACCCGTGATTTGCACGCGTGTTGGCGCTGTAAGTGTTGTACTTGTGCCGTCAGACTGCGCTGCGGCAAACTTGGCATCGCCAACCGCATACCCCTCTAGCCAGTATGCCTCGCCGCCCGATGCGCTGGGTTCTGGCTGGACGTAGTATGCGGTCATGCTTTAGCCTTTGTCTGGTAGCTCTTTCTTGAGCATTTCTACAAACGCATTACGCCCAACTCTTAGCTGATCTAAGTTGAACTCTGCGCTGCCGATTTTCTGATCTAACGAGCCAATGTGATTGATGCACATTTTGGCAGTATCGTTCAACTCGTCTTCAGTGTAGTCTACGTCGTCAATCGTGATGGTCTTTTTTTCTTCAACCATTTGATCTCCTTCTAAGTTATTCAGCGGCCCACGGTACTCCCGCTGCGCTGGTTGGGTTTTGCTCTGCGGCGATCTTATCCGCAATAGCTTGCTCAATCGCATCCGCATCCAGTTGAGCCTTAGCCCACTCGATTGCGTTTGCCTCTGTGACGCTATCGTATGCAATAAACCCTGCATCTGATGCATCGTATTCGTGTGACGTGGTGCCATAGCTAGACGCAGAGTAATCTCCGT